GAGACGATGCTGGAGACAACGCTGTCGGAGACCATCGATGGGTTCATTCCGTGGCGCACCATCAGCAAGGCCTACTTCCAGTCGCGTGCCCCTGCCCCGGAGCCTGCGCCGGAACCCGAGCCCGAACCGGAGCCGAAGACTCCCGTGCAGTTCGCGGAGACGAATGACGTCCATGAGTTTGAGACCGATGACGAGGAGTCCGAGGACGAGGGTCCGCCGCCCATCAAGCTTGGTGAGGACATCAAGCTGGATGACTTTGACGATGACAACGCGTCGGTGACCACCGAGGACGACCTGGAGGCCAAGCTGAAGAGTGCCGAGCCCCTTACGTTAAATCTGTAAGTTCGTTGTCGTGCGGGGGAACAAATGGACGTTCAGACGATTGCAAGCATTGTGGGCGCCGTTCTCGTTATCACGGTGCTTCTCTACATCTACGACCGCCGGTCGAAGCATCAGCTCGTCGATGTCTTTGATGCCGCGAAGCTCGGAGTTGGAGCCGCAGCCATTGCGGGTGGAGTCTCCTATGCCGTGGGGGGTGAGGCGATTGCGGATGCTGTCCAGACCGTCGCTTCAACGACCGAGGTTGCGCAGGAGATGTTCACGGGCAAGCCGGAGTTCTAGAGGAGTCGAATGGTCGTGAAATGATGAATCGCGAGATAAATGAAGAACACCCAAGCCGTCAAGATATAGAGTGACGTCCAGAGTTTTGCGCCAGCAGTCTCGGGAATCATGCCCGCAACCTCTGCTGTCGTCAAGGACCCAATCGCGTAATGCAGGTAATCCACAAACGTCTTCGCACCACGAATCTGACCGTGGAAGAAGAGGTAGGTGAGTCCTGCAAAGGTGAGATTCAAGAGGAGCGCTGCTGTGAGAAGACTCAAGAACGTCCGCATACTGTTATCTCACCAGAGAAACAATGCCACGGGTTTCAAAGACATACACGCCGGCGTGGTACAACTCCCTCACGGAGAAGCAGAAGACCAGAGCCGCCAGTGATCTTGCGAGTCTCTGCTCTCCTCTGGAAGAGGCGTCGACGCTTCGGGGGCTTCTCGAAGAGACCGAGTCCTATACCATCACGGCTGACGGAGGGAAGGTGGTTGCCTTCAAGATTGGAGACCTTGCGTGTCCCGCTGGAGGAGAAGACCCGAGCAATATTGGAGGTCGCAAGCGTCGCAAGACGAAGAAGACCCGCCGTCGCCGCCAGAAACTCTCGCGGAAGAAGGTATGGAGCAGTTCCTAAGCCCAGATGCTGTCGAGCGAATTGCGCGCACGAATCCCGGAACCACCTTCGGGCAGGAGGAAACCAAGACAGTTGTGCCCCCGGACACACGCTCGATGCTGAAGAAGCTGGTGAGCTCTCCGCCGGCGCCCATCACCACGACGGAGCGTGTGCTTCTCGGACGCTTCCTTCGGATGAAAGAGGTCGGGAACCCGCAGTACAACGGCGGCTATATGCTCACCTTCCAAGGTCCGTCCAACACTGAACGCACCATCACACTTGAAGGACCGTCGGGTGCGATTGGGCCGGTGTTTGTTCAGCACCTCGGAGCCCCCGCACGTCCTCGTCCGTCCGCACCCCCTGTCGAGGAAGACGAAGACCCGGTCAACATTGGAGGTCGCAAGCGCGGCTCACGCGTCAAGAAACAGACACGGCGCGCCCAGCGGAAGCGTCGGAATACGAAACGCCGTTAGCTTCGCAATCTCCTTGCGAGGCACAGCGTCCTTGCAGTAACGGGCAATCGCCTTGTAGAGGTGGAACCCATGGTAGCGGTCGTGGTTGTCCTGCTTGGCGCGGAACATCACAGACGTGCCATCCCCCTGGGCCATCCACGCGAGGAACACACTGAAGAGCGGATGCGTGTCCTGGACGCTTGGGCCCTTGGGGAACATGTCCCAGAAGACGGACGTTGCAAATCGACAGAGGTCAAACGACGGAGAGGCCGGAAGATGGGGACGTTCCTGGTTGAAGAACGGCTCCATGTTGTACTGCCCAGCGGCCTCTTCATCCGGCTGGAACTGGCTGCTCACAAACTGTCGCGGCTCCTTCATGCCCGACAGACGTGCCGAGACAATCGCGCGGTCAAAGTCAATCAGCTTGATGATGTAGCCATAGGTGGGAATCCGGTAGACGAACCCGAGGTGGCGGTAATACAGGAACTCCTCCTCCGTCGGGGCACACATGACATTGTTGCCGTGGAGGTCGTTATGGACAAAGCCATACGTCCTCTGCGCAAACGCCAGCGCCATCACAATCTGTGCCACCCAGGCCGCGTGCTTCGTCGGTTCGGGGTGCTTCGCAATGAGCTCATAGAAGGTGCCCGAGAGCTTCTCCATGACGGTCGTAATCACGGGGACATTGTGGAAGGTCGCCCAGGCAAACGGCTCTGCCTCGTCGTCATCCCGGAAGGAGGCCGAACTCGCATCCGACTCGGACTCACAGTCACAGGACTCAATCTCATATTCATCTTCGCCATCCGTGCTCTCATCCTCATCCAGAACCGAGCTGTCCTCCGATTCCTCATCTTCCTCGTGCGAGCGCGACGACGGCTCGGAGACATGGTCTGCAGCGACATCCTCAATTCCATCCAGGAGCGCCTCCTCACCAAGCTGAACCTCGGCCCGCTGTCCACGGGTGTGCGTGAAGGACGGACTGGACTCTCCAACCTGGCGGAGCTGGAGTTCGAAGGTCTTGCCAAGATTGTCGGTGAACCAGCGCTTCTCCATCAGGTCCTCGTAGTCATCGGAGATGTCAATCGTATGGTCCTTCGCGAGTCCAACATAGACCCCGAAGACCTTGGGGAAGTGAACACAGCCCGACTCGGACAGAAGGACACTGGACAGGGCACCGACATAGCCCGCGGAATGGGGACTCTGGAGCTTGGCCTGCATATCTGCGGCGACGTCCTCGGGCTTGGGAAGTCCAAAGACTCCATAGTCTCCCCGCATCCACTTGAAGGGGCTCAGGAGCATGGTGGTCTTGCGATGGATGGTTGCGGTCCGTCCCTTGGAGGTCTTGATGGTGTCGGCGTCGACAACCGACTCGACCCGCTCGGCGAGGGTGACGCCATATTCTGCGCGATTGGGAAGTCCATCCACTTTGAAGAGTGTCTCCAGAGGCGGAAAGAACGTCTGTGGATTCTGAAGTCCCCACGAGGAGGTCTCGACACGCGGGCACCGAGAGACTTTGAGCGAGACGGGGAGGGTGCGAAGCTCTTTTCCCATTGTGTTCCCCCCAGACGGACTCCTCTGCGTGTTGAACGAGCGAGATGGATTTCCGTGTACCAAGAACAAGATGAATTTCCAGCTCCGGAAGTTCGATATCAATATGCTCAAAGACCGATGCGACATTGATTCGCGGAAGTCCCCCATGATTGTCATCATCGGCAAGAAGGACACCGGCAAGTCGTTCTTGGTGCGCGATATCCTCTTCAACACGCAGTCCTGTTTCCCGGTGGGGACGGTGATTAGTGCAACGGAGGTCGCCAACGAGTTCTTTCAGCATATGGTTCCCTCCAAGTTCATCCATGACAAGTACCGTCCTGAGATTGTCCAGAACGTCATCAAGCGGCAGGCGACCATCAAGGACAAGCGTAACAAAGATAAGGCTGCGCGCGGAGGGTCGTCCTCCATTGACCCGCGGGCGTTTCTGATTCTGGATGACTGCCTCTACGATGCCAAGGCGTGGATGAATGAGGACAGCACGAAGTTCGTGTTTATGAACGGGCGCCACATTGACCTCTCCACCATGATTACCATGCAGTACCCGCTCGGCATTGGTCCGAACCTGCGCACCAACGTGGACTTCATCTTCATTCTGCGCGAGAATATCACACGGAATCGTCGTATTATCTACGAGAATTACGCGGGCATGTTTCCGACGTTTGAGATGTTCTGTCAGTTTATGGACCAGTGCACGGAGAACTTCGAGTGCTTGGTCATCTGCAACAACGTGTCCTCCAATCGCCTGGAGGACCAGGTGTTCTGGTACAAGGCCTCCGACCACCCGCCCTTT